AAAGTGAGTAAAGGCTTTGTGCATTTCTTTTTCTTCCATGTGCCTGTTGTCTGTTTTGATTCGGGCAACAATAGAGTAATCACGAAATGGTGAGTAGGTTTGATAGCTATTCAGACGATCATCAGCATCTTTAGCGCAGCCAATCTTTACCCATTCAGGCCAAGCCTCATTTACTATTACATAAACATATCCAGCTACTCCTGAATCTGTACTCTCTAACTTCTCAAGAGAGTGTACGTGCGTCCATGTTTTCCAGTTGCCCGGTTTGTGCAAGGGGTCTGACTTAGGCACATACTTACCATTAACAAACATGCGAGTAGTATTTTTACGTGCGTGAGATGCGATACGCCTACGAGTACCATCTCCCGGTTGTATATACCACCATTCTCCGTCCTCAAACACAGCCTCTTCTTTTGTGTAGTTTGGTTTAAGACTATCTACGAACATAGTTACTCTCCCTTTTTTACAGACTCTGAAAGGTTCCTGCCAAACTCTGCGCTGGCAACTTTAAGCTGATCTAAGTGTAGTCGGGCAGTTCTTATTCTGCCTTTTAAATCTACTACTTGTTCCAGCATATACTTCTGTAGGTCAGTCAAATCATCAAAGGCATATTCTTCACCGTCAATATTAACTACCTGCTTGTCCTCACTTGCTTTCTTTTTTGTCATCGTGCTTCTCCTTTTCTTTTAGCCACTCTTTGTACTGCTCAGACTTGTGGGGTGGATTAGCTATCAACCAATCCTCTCCCCGTTTCCATATCAACTTACTCATTGAAGTAGTTATTCAGGATGTCGAGTCTATCTTCATGCTCTGCAATTTTATCCAGTTCATCTTGCATTGCTTCCATTATGTCTGAATGCTCTCCAATACCCACAGGGTTACGTAGATAACACTCAATGTTGGCAACATGCAGTGCCACGTTGGCCTGTGCATGTTTCCTTAGTACTTCTAACATTTGTTCTCTCATATATCAACTCCTTTCATCACGTTTGTAATATGTTTTTCCAGATGGGTGTAAGTGTGTAAATCCATGTTTTACTATGGGTTTAGAGTGTTTTTGTTTAAACCTGTGCTTAAAGAATACAATCGCATTGATTGCAGTGTTGACAGTGATAGCTACTATAAGCCACCACTGCCACCATGTAGGCATGTCTAGTCCTTCAATCATGCTGCATTCAAGTCCACTATTTCACAAGCATCTGCTGTACATGCCAACTCACGTCCTCCTGTTGTCATGTCTTCTTTCTCAAACTCCTGTAGCTTTGCCCAATCAACACTTCTAGGCATCTGTATTATCATAGTATCATATTCATCTTCTGTACAGTCCTGATATGGTGCTTGCTTATACGTGTGGTCACTGAATGGTAAGAAACTGATGCCTGACACTTCATCAAAGTGTTTGTACACCCATGCACCTACATCCATCCACTCATTCTCTTTGACAGAGATTGTCACTGACGGTTTGTGTTCGCACCAATAACGCTGGTAGGTAAGCCACAACTCAAGCTGTTCAATAGCCGACAGGATTGTGCGTGTAACAGCCCCACGTGGTGATGCCATTGGAAAACTGAACACTGTAGTGGACTCTGGCTTCATAACATCTGGCTCTGCTGGGATACCTTCTGACATAAGGAACTGTGTAAGTGGGTCTTTGTTATCTCCACGTACAGTACGAATGTAGTGTGGATTATGCCTCGCATGTATGCCACTGGCACTATCTACAAGCTGTGACACTGTACCACTAGGCTTGACGCATGTAATGGCTGTTGACTGTGGAATACCAAGCTGTTCAGCCATAGCAGCGTTAGTCTCTACTGCTGTATCACGCAATGTCTCCAGTGTTTGCCCAATGTTCTTGCCAAGATGGGCTGATGTACCACTAAGCAAGTCGTTGTCCATGATGCCTGTAAGTGATACACCAAGCAAACGCTCTTCCTCTGTATTCTTCTTCCATATATTACGCAGGTATTTGAAGTCAGTTAGTGTGGATTGGAACGTGCCTAAGATTGTAGCAAGGCGTACCTTCTCACGTAGCGTCTGCTGCGTATCACTGGCACGTGCTACTACCTCCGACAGATTACAGAACTGATATGGACGCAATATAATTTCACTGCAGGGATTGCAGCCAAAACTATGTTCTATATCACGTCTACCATTCTTAGCTGCCTGTACTCTTGCCGCCTCACGATTGAAGATACCACGCTCACCTGACTTAGATTCATACAGTGCTACCCACTCACGCATAAATGTACCCATCTCTGGCTTGCCTTTGTAGGCTACAGAGTTGTTAGCTAATGCACGTTGTGGTTCTGTATCCCACCACTGTCCTGACTTAGCATGTGCCATCTGGTCATCACCAAGATTAGATAGGCTAATAAGAGCAGAACGGCGTACACCACCAACAACTACAACCTCACCAATCTTGCACATGATATCGTGACACTCAACAGGCCATAGTCTGCGACCAGTAGCTGCCTTGAACTTGTCAATAACAAACTGGAATAACTCTTCTAGTGGTGCTGGGCCACTGGCTCGACCACCAAATGTCTTGAGCCTTGCACCTGCAGGACGTACTTCTGATACATCCCACTTGGGTATCTGACCTGCATATAGCAAAGAGATAAGTTCACGCAGAGACTTTGCCCAGCCGGGGCGGCTGTCACCTACCTTGATTACTGTATCTGTGTCGTGCATTACCTCATTAACTATAGGCAGCTTGTCCACGTTTTCACGCTCTACAGAGAAGCCTACACCTGTGCCACACATAAGTATGTACATAGTTTCATCAAAGGCTCTAGGGCTGTCTACAGGCACGTAGGAACAGTTATATGCGCCCACGTGGCAGCGATCTAGTGCAGGGCCAGCAGTCATCAATGCTCTCATGCTAGGCATGATATCTTGATTGAGTACGGCCTCTTCTAGTTCTGCACGTAAGTCTTCTGGCATAGCATAATTACGTGTCTTTGACAGATGCTCTTCCATGTAGTTAAAGTAACGCTCTACTGTTTCTACCCATGTCTCACGGCGTTGTTCATCTTCTTTCCATCGGGCATACCGTGATAGCGCAATGAAATTTTGGTAGTCAGTTGGTAGGTAATTGTTCATATCCATCACTCCGTTATAGTTCTTATTGTTCTAATGTCAGCACCGTCTACATCATAAAAGTATTCACGTATGCCATCTTCTATCTCCTCCCCAACCTGCCCATCCGCAGGTATGGGGTATTCTTCTTCGTCAATGTCGAGAGTAATGAATACTTTAACTCTCATCACTCGCTGCCACGTCTTCTAGTAGCGCATTTAAATACCATTGTGCTTTCTCCAAGTCCTCAAGCGGTTTACCTTTGTAATCGAACCGCCATAGGTACTTCATAATATTACCTTGCAAATAGTATTTAAAATTAGGACCAAGTGCAGCTTGGATGGCAGTAATGCACTCAATACCTGACTGATTATAATGAGGTGGGTTGTCCACCATAGAGGGTATACCACCAAGTTCATCGTGAAATTTAAATGGTGCGCCAGATTCATCTGCTTTCATGGCTTGTCTCATGTATTCGTCATGTCTCATATCATGCACTCCCTTTAGTTCTTGACGAAAACTGTAACCGTACTACGTTACCGTCTTCTTGTTTAACAACAACAGAAGGCTCATCATATTCTTCTTCGTCTTCTAAGTCAAGTTCTTCCATTACAAACTGATGCACTAAATTACGTAGTTCTTTGTTGCTCTCCATTAAAGGAACGGTAGCGCACATCATACGTACAAAGTGCATAACCTGTGAGTAAGACTCATCGTCTAACGGATTATCTGGGCCTGTTATAATAGATATATCAATCTCCCCTGTCCACACAGCTTCCTTACGCCCGTTTGCATTTGCTTGCATGTCACAGCCGGGGCGTATTCTTATTACGTAGTCTTCATCGTTGTAGTACTCCTCATCATTGTGCATACTCATCTCCTTTTTACTTTACTTCCTGTGAATTTAATAAACTTTCTGTGTCTATTCTTACCCTTCTCTTTTAGCCAATCCTCTGGTATGATCCTGTCATAGTATAGGAACCCATATCTTATACACCACTCTGCATAAGAGGACTTAGCACCTTTGCGTAGCTTACGTCTACTGTTCTCAAACACAAAGCGTATGTCTAACTTAGGGTGTTGTTTCTTAATTGCAAGATGCTTACGTCTATCTGCTGCAGTAAACATACCCTTCGTTTCTATAATGATGCCGTTGAACAGCACGAAATCTGGCGTGTATGTACGATAGGCTAGGTCTTCCCATTCTATCTTTACACACTCATAGTCGTACTTGACAGAGAGTTCCTTTAGATACTCTGCTAGTTTTAACTCAAGCCCACTACGATAGCCGTACTTCCGTGCTGCTCTAAATTGTTTTGCGTTAGGCACTAGGATGCTCTTCCACGCCAGAACTCTAAGTCTTTATACTCCTTCGATAGCGTTACGTAAGGAACAATCTTAGGTTCTTTAGCTTGTGACTTCACGGCTGGTCTTTCTTCTAGTGTAGGCCAACAAGCAAAGCGATAGGAACAGAATATACAGTTCTCATTAAGCACTGTATTGCCTGTCTCCTTACCTCTAAACTTTTCAGGCACTGCATCAAAGCAACGCTTGAACGTGTTATCTTTTACAGTCTGTGCTGTATCCTTAATCTTGGTTATCTCTTCATCCAAGTCAAGGTTTGTAGCTGGTACATATTTAAACTCACCGTTGGCTTTGTTTACTACCCACCATCCACCAGCACGTTTGCCTGATGCCTTGGCATAGCCAGCAAGCTGACCCACATACCCAAAGCTATCGTGACTAGCTAACGTGTCATAGCTGTCGAACTTGTTTCGATAGGACCAGCTAGAAGCTGACTTGATATCATCAACAGCACCATCAATAACAATATCATATGTGCCGTTAATGGATGTATCATCATCAACTTCAAGAGTAACTTCTTTATTATCTTCATAATCCACTCCAGCTTCTTTCAATAGTCCTTTGAACACAGCCTCTACGATATCACCTAGCATCATGTTCATTACGAATGTAGTCGGTAAGGGCAACGCTTTCTCTGGCTGATTCTTTTGGAACCAGAGTTGACAAGTTGGCCTACCCACATTGGACATGCGTAGCCTAAACTCGTCACGCTTATTGCCCCCACCAAACTGGCGTTTAAGAGCAGCAGCAATGTCGTCAGCAACTTGTTTGATAGTGTCCTCTGATATGGAGGACTTACCATTAGCAGCATTAGTCATGTACTGATGCAACGCCAGTTCAGCAGGATGGTTCATTACGCTACCTCTTCTACTTCGATATCCATAATCGAATCCAGATCAACTTCCATATCATCTTCTATATGGTTAGCCTTCTCTGCATACGCATTAATGATATACTCGTTGTAGTTCTGTACCCACTGCATGAAGTCAGCAAACATAGTCTGCTCTTTTTCAGTGAGGTCAAGGCTAACGGTAGTATCAAGGCTTACTGTTGGCAGATAGAACACAGCACCTGTAGGAATCTTACGCTCCTCTGATGTAGCTGTGATGATATGCTGCACAGGCAGACGCTTCATCTTTGCCAAGCGAGTAAAGACCTCACCAACAATCTTGAATGCATCACGGTTCTCAACTTCCCAGATGAATGCTGT